ATTGAGGATTGCTACGGAATGCCAGGAACGTGGACTCAGGCACACTGGTTCTTCACCAACTCCACGATCGTTATGACTGATAAAGACTGCTGTCCCGACGGAGTTCTCCCCGGAATGCACGCTTCTCTGTGGCCGGTAAGTGATTTAGTGTGGCGGGGTCACCTGGGAGGGTTTGAAGGGATACAACAAAAACTGTGGACTTTAGTCACGATAGCGATGATATTCGCCGCCATGAGGGGGTTACGTGTTTCTTTTTTACTTGCTGGTCAAGGCGACAATCACATCATGGCAATAACCTTCCCTCCCGATACCGACATGCGGACCGGTCTAGTTAAATTACTAGCACGACTTGAATTTTATTGTAGATTGATGAACCACACAGTTAAACCTGAGGAATGTATTGACTCAACTACTGTAATCACATACAGTAAGGAACTTTACGTATCCGGGGTTCATTACATGTTCACTTTAAAGTTCGCGAGTCGAACATTCCGGCGCGAAGACTCTGACGTCCCGTCTATGACAGCAGAGATCGCCGGTGTATGCTCGTCTTCTGGCATGGTAGCGAACACTTTGACCGAATCGCTTCTTGGTCACTACTGGCAAACGTTTCAACTCTGTAGGTTGATTACAAGCTGGATCAGCAGTCCGGTGTACCGCTTCGAACGACCCTACCTACAGACGTTGTTCCGTCGAAGTCGAGACAAAGCGGCATTTGCTCTTCTTCTCCCGGGTAGTCTCGGTGGTCTTCCCGTTCAGTCGTTCACCAAGTACTACATACGAGGGGAGGTCGATGATTTGTCCTGGGACGTAACCGCAATCAAGATGCTCGGACCACACCTGCCAACGTTAACCACGGACCTACGACTACTACTCGCAGGGGATTATTCAACCCGGAAACCAGACCTTTCAGCACTCCTTCTTGACCCACACTCGATACCGATAGACCGCCCAAAAGACCAACGACGCTTGATTAAAGACGCTATTGCTTCGAACCTCCCGTCGATCACAAAGAACATATGGTTGAAGGAGATTCTTGATAAGTCGATAGACTCGGTTGGAGAGTCACTCCGTGACATACTTGCACTATCTGAGCCTTTGTATCCGGACATTATCAGCGACTTGCACAAAGCGTCACTTGCAGGACTCAGCGACTCCGTCAAAGCCCGCTTTAACATGACACGTACAATCGCTCAAGTTCTCGGCGGTCAGAACTTCGTACGCGAGATTCACCAATCTAACGTTGATCTCTTCCGGTTCGTGACTGGTAGACAGCGTGTCGCGGAGCAAAGACTTAACGCAGCCCCAATCCACGATAGTGCTTACGACGTTTGCCACCGTCTCAGACAAAAATGGGGACCGTCTGTTTCAAACGCAATGATTGGAACGTACTGCCCGTTGGATCAACCTTTAAAACACGGCGTCACGGGTCATGTCGGCATTAAATGCGCGACACGGACACACGCGCCAACACTCACCTCGACGATTGGGGACTACCCGCCAAATTTCGGAACGCAAACTCGACAAAAGGTCTCAACACACGGTTATAAGATAGTCATGAGTCAAGACACAGTGAAAGATCTTAAGTCGTTAGTCCTAGTTGCGTCCGAGTTAAATGCTGGCGCGCGACTTCGCCAACTTATTTCGTCGATTGCCGAGTCACGTTCTAAGTGGGACCTGCAATCACTGGAGACTATCTTCCCAACAGCGTACGGCGGAACAGCAGCACATCGACACGCGCGCATACAAAGACGCGTATTCTCGACTCTTGGGTCGAACACCGTCCCAACCCACCTCAATTTCTCATCCGACAAGTCCGGTTTACTTGCAGGTGGTACTTACGACTACCCAGTAGTCTTCCAGGAGTACTACCTCATATTGACTCAGTTCGCGCAGCAGTTTTCGCACGTGAGCGATTCTCTTTTAGCTTTCACAATATGCATTGGAGACCAACCTCTTGACCCGATTCCAGACAGGAACGTAGAGATTCCGGAGGGTTCTCCTCCTGTCAAGTGGCCTGTGGTGGAGACAACAAACAAACTCGCGTTTGCAGACACGTTACAATTCTCGCACGTCCCCTCGAAGCCGACATCAGCGATCGTGCCGATTGCGAAACTCCCTATACCCCAATCTTCTATCCTTTTCACAACATTTATTGACGCATCGCGGTACCGGACAGAATCTATAACTAGACTCGCGTCCACAGTTCTCCATGCGATCGAGCCGCTAGACTTGAAAGAATTCCTCTTGACGTCTCTCACGGACACGCTTAAGGCGTGCTCCGCAGCGGCGGCTTGCTGTGCATGTTACCACGTAGCTGTCGGACCCGACGAGGTGTCTCGTGCGAGCGTTCGAGACGCGCTCTACCGTATATGTAGTGCTGCAGCACCTGGACTAGTGAGACTGATTGCGCATCCACTCACCCCGATTTCACGAATTAAACACGAACTCGGCCTTGCTTTCCACCCCGGAATGGTGTTACCAGTCTCCTCTGTTATGAGACTCACCGGTTTCTTAGTCGCGCAGGCACTGGACTTACTCGAATCAGGACACCTCCTTGCTCAGCCTTACATGTACATCTGCTGTGATGACACGTCAGAGTACATTACAACTGTTCGATTCATGACAGCGTGTACCACATACGTAATACTCTCAAATATGACCGGTTCGACCAAGCTTCGCAAACACATTAACCGGCTTAAAAACGCCGAAATACAGGGCATGATCTCCGGAGGACGCCCTGCTGCCTATGCGATGATAACGGCCGAGTATGTAACGGAGTTACCGAGACTCTTCCCCCGAGTCAAAATTCACAGTTTCTCGCGCGACATTGGGTGGCCGAGGTTTAGTCAAGCAGCAATCGATTCCGCTCAACTCACACGACTCCTTCGCGGGTTTTCACTTCCGCCGCAAATTCAACCTCTTCCTTCGTGTGGGGTGGTCGAGCGACTTCCGTCTCTCCTAGGTACGACTACCGTTACACAGCAAGCGAACCACTTCTCTTCTGCTTCGAATTGTCCGGGTCAGTGCGAGAACAACAGACCCAGCAACACAACCCGAATACTCAATTACGCGTACCGAGTACATGGTCGCTTTGCTAGTGTGTACACAGTTTGGTTTTTACATCTCAAGCGTTTGTGCCCTCTTTTCAGAAACCGGTCGGTAGTGGTAGTCGGAGTCGGTCGAGGGGCAGCTGTCTGCGCTTTGTTGGACCTCGGTGCGAGCAATGTGGTCGGACTGGACCTTAGGAAATCGTTTCCGATGTTACTTCAGCGAGAGTTTGATTACGTACCCCAGGAGGTCGAGAACAGCGGTTACGCTCACCGCTTCTCGTGGAGCAAACATGTGTTCGACGAACACGCAGGGGACATACGTACGAAACCACCACTATCTTCGAGCTACCCGAACGCTTGTGTCATGTTTGACATTGAAGTTGACAGTGCTTTTATACTGCGGCAGATACCAAGTCTCTCGCAATGTATTATTGCCCGAGTTACTGCCTGCACCGGCTGCATTCAGCAGGTGATTGGGTGTCTCAGACAGTACAAAGGCTTCAGGTTGTCGGCTAACGAGTTTGCTGCACCTTGGATAATTTCCGGCTTTCCTAATGGTGTCGCTTTCGACCAATCTGACGGAAGTCGCTTAGAACTAACTTCGGAACCATACGAACCGAACGTCAGTTTCGATGTCGCCTGTCGTGACGCAAGAATCCGCGACTTAGTGGAGTCCTCCGGGATTGTCTTCAAGCGTTCGACGTTAGCTGACCTTGATTCTTACATCACACAACTCGTAATAGTTTCTTTAAATAGTAACGACACTACAATCCGACGAAACAGCGGCCGTACGGTTGATATCCTAAACGAATGTAGAGTTGCAGTCCGAAACAACTCGACCATTCAACAGCTTGCGTTAACCAACGAACGTTCGCACTTACGACACGCAGTTTTATACGCAGCAAACTCGATCCCCGCATACCGAGCGCAACTTCTTGCCCAAACCAAGTAATTTAAGAAAACTCAGTCATGATTACGGCGTCTTGGAATTCGTCTTGCCCCCACTCAAGACAAGCCCTATTCTCATCGTGTCTACCGCTCGGACTGCGCTCCTCGGTAGACTCGAGTCTATGCCACTCATCGTCTGTCACGCACGGTCCCAAGACGTACGCTTCGCGTCGTGAGAGTACGGACGAGTTCAGGCAACTAACGACAAGAGGTAGTTCGTCCTCGGCTGTTCGGAGTAAAGACTCATGGCGGTCCCACTTGGACTTAACCGCTTTAAGTTGAGTAGTTGCTTGACCGATTACACGGTAAACGCGTTTAGCTATGATTAAGACATCCATTTCTTTCAATGTCTCGTCAAGGTCTGTCTCACGTAAGAGATCTGATCCTTCCTCGTTTTTAGGTCGCTCAATCTCAAAGAACCCGTCAGTAATATCCATCTGACGAACAAGACCGTGTGAGTATATTGCCAGTCGTGACATCTCCTCACGTAGAACAGCTTCTGCTGCAATTCGCTCGGTTAGTTCACGTCGCATCATCCGAACGGCATCAGTAAGCGCTCTGACGATATCATCGGTCTTACCTCCTCCGATTGCTTTGGTCTTATAGGTTTCTCGGGTAGTATGGGGCATTTTGGTTTAAAAACTTGAGGGGAAGCTAGCTCAAACGGAACAAAGCTAGTAACG